ACTTGAACTGATTAACAATGGGGATGACTGTGTCGTTTTCATGGAGAAAGGGGATCTTAAGAAGTTTGGGGCTGGATTGGACGAATGGTTTGACGAAATGGGTTTTGTCATGACCAAGGAAGAACCAGTTACCGAACTATACCAGGTTGAGTTTTGCCAGTGCAAACCAGTTATCGGAGCCAATGGCTTGATAATGTGTCGTGGCTTTGAGAAAGCACGTGAAAAGGACACAATGTGTTTGTTTGATATATCGACACCGAAGGCTGCTGCAAAGTGGTTAGGTGCGGTTGGAGAGTGTGGCTTAAGTCTCACAAGTGGCGTTCCGGTTTTCCAAGAAATGTATAAAGCATACATGCGTCACGGAGATAAGAGTGAGATAACAAATAGCGTCGGATGGCAATGTGGAATGACCCACATGGCCAGGGGACTCCATCCAAAGGAGGCCCCAGTTAGTGATGACGCCCGCTACTCATTTTTTGTCGCATTTGGAATCACCCCAGATGAGCAGGAAGCGCTCGAGGAGTACTACCGGAGTTGGCAATTTGAAGCTCAAGTTGAGCATCGAGAGGTCATGACGGTTCATACTGCTCCCTTCTAAACCTTAAATGATAAATCTTGTGGTAGGATTTATTGTTTAACACTATGGCTATGGTTCCGTATAAGAAAAAGAAAAATAATCAATCTATGATCAGGCGTGCTCGTAACATGCCTATGTCATTTAATCCCAACCAATTGGTTTATGACCTTGGGTTTGGGGCTGTTGAAGGTGCAGGGAATTTGGCTGTCAAAGCAGTAAAAGGCATAGTGTCTGCGTTCCAAAATCGTGGTGCATCTCGTCAGGAGATAAGTGCGATTGTGGCTCCGTTGGCTAAGAGCCTAACGTACACGTCACGTAAGCCCAAGTTTACCCGCGCAGAAGGTGGTTTGGCAATTGAGCACATTGAGAACATCACCATTCAGAGTAGTGACCATAGTTCATTCATGGTTGATTCTAATCTGTTTATATGGTTGAAGAGCATTGCTAATCAGTTTGAGGAGTATCAAATCAAGATGTGGTTTGCCTGGAATCCCATTTGTCCGGCAACCTCTTCAGGACAGGTTTTAATGGCCTTCGATTATGATCCCTCTGATGTTGCCCCTGGTTCATACACTACTGCCAGTGACTATTTCAACACAGCTGATCATTGCATTGGTGCCATTTGGGCGCCCGGTGCATTGTCTCCCCAGCGTAGTGGTTGGTTGAAAACTGGTGGTGATGGAGATGCACGTCTCTACAGCCCTGGAAGATTTCACATTGATGTAACAAATAAGGATTTCGGGTACTTGACGGTGAAGTATCAGGTCTCGCTCCGTAAACCGCAACCAAGTTCAGCTAGTGCTGAGGCAAGGTTTGTTGGCCATTATGTCGATGATGTTGGGATTTTTGCTCACCCTGGTATTGTTAATGGGGATGCACATTTAATTGAGGAGTTGGGGGCCACTGAGTTGGTTCTCGCTCCTACCCCAGGGTATAAGTTAGTTGTGTGGAGTACGGATGCCAGTGTGGCATCAGTGGCGCCAAACTTGACAGGGGCCAGACAGATTGGAGTGCGCACCGGTAATGGTGCATCATTTGTGTGCGTAGTAAAGCCCGGTATACCTGGAGTTATTGCTGCCACAGTGACGTCCCCGGGATCCAGTGTTGGGTATGCAGTATCAATCACTCAAATGGACCAAAATCCATTACACTTTGACTTTTAGATTGAGTTGTTTAGGTGACAATATGTCACGTCCTCTTGGTAGAGCTAGGGATCGCAGACCCTATTTACAAAGCTGCGTAATATACCTAAGGCGTGTTTTCGTAACAAAACGATAGACCCGGAC